TGCAGGAGCCGGAAGCCGACGCTAGCGTATCCTGCGGCGGCTTCATCGTTCGCGACGTAGCGAGCGCCTAGGACCGTTGGAAGGGCTGGGGAGCCCGTGTTCTCGTTCGTGTTCATGCGAGCACCACAAGGGCGAGGATTGCCAGGAGGAAAAGGCACTCAAAGCAGAGTGCCCAGGAGAGCGCGCCGGTATCGTCGGCGCGGCCGTTCCAGTTGGGGGCGGTCACTTTGCACCCCCGACGAGAACGGCGACACGCATCCTGCGCAGGACTTCCGCACGCAGTTCGGGAGTCGGTGCGTTGGCGAGAATCTCGCGGCAGTAGCGACCGCAGGATACCGCCTGCGCACCGCGATACTTGAGCGCACGCATCTCGTCGATCGAGCGCGAGCGACCGTAGACTCGGCGCATCTCGCGGCGGTAGCGCACGCACTCTTGCAGGGAGCCGATGCCACTAAGCACGACGGAAGGGAGATTCACTTTGCACCCCCTTCGGTGTCATCGCTGTAAACCGCCAGAAGTGCGTTGGAGATTGCTTCCTCCGTCGCCTTGATGATCCGGTTGACATCCGCCAGCAGTTCGTCCCCGTCCTTGGTGCTCGTCCCCGTCAGAGTGACGATGGCGCGGAGGGTCTGCTGCGCTTCTTCTGCGCGGCTTTCGATCATGTAGAGCGTGTCGAGAACTTGCTCGGCAACGGTAAACGGCTTCTTGCTCATGGTAACTCTCGGTAGGTCGCTCGCAGCACCATCGCTGCGAGGTCCGCTGGCTTGCACGCTGCGGACATGGGTAAGACTAGAACTCGATCGGCTAGGTTCCACTGTCTCTTCTCTTTTCTTCTGCATTCCAGCAGATCGGGGAGAACTGCCCGACTCCCACCCGTTGACGCTAGGGCGACATGCAGTATAGTGCATGAGCCTTGAACGACGTAACGTCAGCAAAGGCAAGGAACGGTAACGCATGGACGTATCAAACCTGCACTATACTGCACAAACTGCCGAATCCGGTGACAGGTCGGAAGCGCGGTCGGCTACAGCAGCAGCAAATGCTAGTGACGTTGGTCTTCCAGAGTCGCAAGCTCTTACCGACAAGCTAGTAACCGCCATCCGAGATGCTCACGAGCAACGCGGTATCGGCTACCGGACGCTTGCGCGGATGTTCCAGGTCAAGCGTTCCACGGTTCAGAAGTACTGCCGGTACCAACGGCGCGCGACGGCTCACTACGGCGGAATCGGTATCGCCGTTGGATCGTGACCCCAACCGGAGCCACGATGCCGAAGCAGTACCGATCGAGCGACCGCTTCCAGGTGGAACAGCGAGTCCCGATGCTGCTCGACCTTATCCAATGGCTGCACACTGGAAAGTCGCTGCTCGCATGGTGCGATGATCGAGACAACGGGGACAAGCCTTCACCTGCTACCGTCTACAGGTGGTTGGAGGATGAGAAGGCCAAGGGAAATGACCACCTCGCAAGAGAGTACGCGCGCGCCCGCGTTGCCGGAGGTTGTGCGATGGCGGAGGAAGCGTTAGAGATTGCGGACAAGCCGGTTGCGGCGCTTGACGATGGCCGCATCGATCCGTCAGTGATTGCCCTTCGCAAGCTCCAGATCGAGCAGAGGATGAGGATGGCTGCCGCCTACTGTCCCGATGTCTTCGGACAGCGAGCCATGAAGGTGGCGCTAGGCGGTGACCCTGACGGCGTGCCGATCCAGCTCGACGCGACATCTCGCAGCGCCCGTATCCAGGCGCTTGTCACTGCAGCAGCCGCTCGCAGGTTGCAGGTTGAGGTCGGCAAGCCTCGCCAACTGCCCGACGATGACGCGAGCGAGGCAGACGATGGCGAGTGACACCTACTGCTGCGCCATGCGAGCTAGGTTCCTGGTCGGCATCCTCGCCATCGACACTAACAACCCCGAGCCCATCGACCTAGCAGACTACGTCGCTGAGTGGACGCCGAGCATCGTGGTCTCGATCCGCTACTGCCCCTTCTGCGGTCGCGTGCTCGATCGCAGCCAGCCAACGCGGCGCATCGTCACCAGACCGAAGGATGGTCGAGCATGACCGATCCTCGCCCCTCGCAGCGACCTCGCAAGCCACGCCGCAGTCGGTCGGCAGCGACCCCCGCCCCCTCGCTGGCAGGCGACTCGCCGCAGGAGACCCACCCCCCAAAGCTGGCGCGCGATGATGATGATACCCACCCCCCCCTCAGTTTTACAAAAGAGCCAACCGGCACCCCCTCTTCTTTTCTAACCAAGCATCAGAAGTCGGCACCCCCCTCTCTTGTAAAAGCACCAACTGCGGTATCGGAGACCGAGCTAGCAGACCCTCGGAACCTAGAGTTCCTGACCGAGCAAGAGCGGCAGGAGTTGGATCGGTTGTTGGTCAGTGACCCTGTGAAGTGGCGTCCCTTGCCAGGGCCGCAGAGTCAAGCGTTTGCGAGTGAAGCGACGGTTGTGGGGTATGGGGGTGCTGCTGGTGGTGGGAAGACGGACTTGGCGATTGGGCTGTCGATCACGGGTCATCGGAAGGTGGGGATCTTCAGACAGAACGGGACCGAGTTGACGGGGATTGTGGACCGGATGACGGACATCCTTGGGACGAGGGATGGGTACAACGGGACCGAGAAGATCTGGCGGTTCAAGAGGCATGACGGGGTGGATGTGCAGGTTGAGTTTGGGAGTTTCCCTGCACCTGGGGATGTGGAGAAGTATCGAGGTAGGCCGCACGACCTGTTGATCTACGACGAGGCGTCGGGGATGCGGGAAGCGGATGTGCGGTTCATCATGGGTTGGCTGAGAAGCACGGTGAGTGGTCAGCGGTGCCGGGTGTTGTTCACGTTCAACCCGCCTACGAGTGCAGAGGGACGGTGGGTGGTGAAGTATTTCGCGCCGTGGTTAGACAAGAAGCATCCGAACCCAGCGAAGCCTGGAGAGATCCGGTGGTTTGCGGCGATGGATGGGAAGGAGGTTGAGGTAGCGGACGGGAAGTCGTTCCTGCATTCTGGGCAGGAGGTGTTCCCGCAGTCGCGGACGTTCATTCCATCTCGGGTCACGGACAATCCGTACCTGATGACTACTGGGTACATGGCGCAGTTGGACAGCCTGCCTGAGCCTCTGAGAAGCCAGATGAAGTATGGGGACTTCAACGCCGGTATCGAGGATGACCCGATGCAGGTGATTCCGACTAGGTGGGTGGAGCTTGCGCAGGCGAGGTGGACGAGGTCTGAGGTGTTGCCCCAGATGGACAGCCTGGGCGTGGACGTTGCGCGAGGTGGCAGGGATCAGACGATCATCGCTAGGCGTCACGGCATGTGGTTCAACGAGCCGTTGGTGTATCCGGGTAGTCAGACACCTGACGGGCCAACGGTTGCGGGTTTGTGCGTAGCGGCGGTTAGGGACTTCAGCCCGATCCACATCGACGTGATTGGTGTTGGAGCGAGTCCCTACGACTTCCTGATGCAAGCGCAGCAGCAGGTTGTGGGTGTGAACGTGAGTGAGAGTGCGCGTGGGTTGGACAAGAGTGGGAGACTGAAGTTCAGGAACCTGCGGAGTGAGCTGTGGTGGCGGATGCGGGAGGCGTTGGACCCGAATGCGAACAACGGTATTGCTCTACCTCCTGACTCTCGGTTGCTCGCTGACCTATGCGCTCCTACTTGGGAGATGGTTGGGCAGACGGTCTCGGTTGCGGGACGAGACGAGATCATGAGCAAGATTGGGAGGAGTCCCGACTTCGCGAGTGCCTACGTGATGGCGCTGATGGACACTCCCAAGCGGTTCCTGTTGGACATCGCGTTCGGCAGGAAGATGAAGGACTACGACCCGTATAGCTCGGAGGTCATGAAATGATCCGCCGCGCCACGCTCGCGGACGTAGCGGAACTTGTAAGCATGGCTAACAAGTTCGTCCTTGAGTCGGGTGCCTACGAGACGTTCAGCCCAGATCGCGAGAGCATCAGCAGCGGCATCGAGTGCTTGGTTGATGAGACGGTGACTTGCGGTGTGGTCTTGGTCTCGGAGGTTCACGGCACGTTGCTGGGGTTCCTAGCGGGGTGTGTAGATGCGCCGTGGTTCTCGTGGCGAGATCGGTATGCGAGTGAGCTAGCGTGCTGGGTCACAGAGAGCTATCGCGGCACGCGGATGCAAGAGAAGCTGCGGTCTGCGTTTGGAGAATGGGCTACGGGACGAGGGTTGCGCGTGGTCAGTGTTACGCGCAACGGTCAGACCAAACTGGCCCGCATTCCCCAACAGAGCTAACACATGGGTCTCGGCAAGTTCTTCAAGAAGCTGGGCAACCAGATCGGCGATGAAGCGAGCCGTGCATGGGACCGCCCGCTTGTTCGTAACTGGGCTGGGTTGCATTTCGGTGGCATCGCTGGTCTGGCGGTAGTCAGCAAGAACTTCCGCCGAGCGACACTTCCATACGTCCCGTTGATCGGCACCGCCTACACCGGCCAGATCGCAGCGCGTGAGCAGAAGCGTGCTCTCGTGGCTCAAGAGCAAGCGCAGAAGGTTGCTCTCGGTGCAGCGGAGCGTCAGCGGAGGTTGGCGGAAGAGGCTGAGAACAAGGCGAACATGAAGACCCCCGACATCTCTGGGTTGTTGACGGAGGCGCAGCGCAAGGCGCGTCTTGGTCCTGCCGGGTCGATGTTGACGGGCGCGAGGGGCGTTGATCCGACTGGTCTACAGCTTGGGCGCAAGACGCTCTTGGGGTCCTGATGCAAGGTTACGAAGTCCAGAACGGGAAGCCCAAGCGGGAGAAGATCCAGACTCGCTGGAGTGCGCTCAAGAGTGAGCGAGCGAGTTGGATGGCTGGTTGGCAGGAGATCAGCACGTATCTGCTGCCGAAGAACGGGCGCTTCTTCATTCAGGACCGCAACCGAGGCGACAAGCGATACAACCAGATCTACGACAACACGGGCACGCACGCTCTGCGAGTGCTTGGGTCGGGGATGATGGCTGGTGCCACGAGTCCTGCGCGTCCTTGGTTCCGGTTGGCGACAGGCGATCCGTCACTGAACAAGAACCACGAGATCAAGCTGTGGCTGGAGGACGTTACGCGGCGGATGCAGACCGTGTTCCAGAAGTCGAACACGTACCGTGGTCTGCACCAAATCTACGAGGAGTTGGCGTCGTTCGGCACGGCAGCGTGCTTGGTGCTGCCCGACTTCGACAACGTGATCCACATGCACCCGCTGACGGCGGGCGAGTATGCGATCTCGGCGGACTACAAGGGCCGGGTCAACACGCTCTACCGCGAGTTCGACATGACGGTGGCGCAGTTGGTCACGGAGTTCGGGATCGAGAACGTGACGCCGAACGCGCAGCAGTTGTGGAAGCGTGGCGAGTTGGATCAGTGGATCACGGTGATTCACGCGATCGAGCCGCGCGCTGACCGCGACACGACGAAGCAGGATGCCAAGAACATGCCGTGGCGGTCTTGCTACTACGAGATCGGCGCGGAGCCTGAGAAGTATCTGCGCGAGTCGGGCTTCCGCCGGTTCCCGGTGTTGGCCCCGCGTTGGGCAACTGCTGGTGGCGACATCTACGGTCACTCGCCCGCGATGGAGTGTCTTGGCGACATCAAGCAGTTGCAGCACGAGCAACTGCGCAAGGCGCAAGGCATCGACTACAAGACCAAGCCGCCGTTGCAGGCTCCTACGAACCTGCGCAACCGCGATGTGGATCGGTTGCCGGGTGGCATCACGTTCGTGGACTCTGCGAATCCGCAAGGCGGCATTCGAACGGCGTTTGAGACAAACATTGATCTCTCGCACCTTCTTGAAGACATCGTCGATGTCCGCCAGCGGATTCGCACTTCATTCTTCGCCGACTTGTTCCTGATGCTCGCCAACGCCGCCGACACGCGCATGACGGCGACTGAGGTTGCGGAGCGTCACGAGGAGAAGTTGCTGATGTTGGGTCCGGTGTTGGAGCGACTGCACCACGAGTTGCTGGACCCGCTAATCGACCTGACGTTCGATCGCATGATGGAAGTGGGCATGTTGCCGCCGCCGCCGCCAGAGCTTGCGGGCATGGATTTGTCGATCGAGTTCGTGAGCATGTTGGCGCAGGCGCAGCGAGCGATTGGCGTGAACGGCGTGGACAGGTTCTTGGGCAACCTGAGCGTCGTTGCGCAGATGAAGCCTGAGACGTTGGACAAGCTGAATGCAGACGAACTCGTTGATGGCTATGCCGAGATGCTCGGCATCTCGCCCAGCATCATTGTTCCGAACGACCAAGTTGCAGCGTTGCGGGATGCTCGCAATGCAGCGATGGCAGAGAAGGAGCAAGCGGAGATGCAGCAGCAGCAGGTAGCGACGGTGAGCAGCCTTGCGAACACGCCGACTTCGGGCCAGAACGCGCTGACGGATGTGACGAGCATGTTCAGCGGCTACAACGCGCCGCCGCAGTGATCCATGCGCAAGTCACCCGACAACAGGAAGGTGCCGCAAGCGGAGCGACCTCCGCGTCCTGATGCTGAGAAGGGCGTGGATCGAGTCATCACGCGCGGGGACTACACCGATCTCCCGATCGAGACGATCGACGCCGTCAACGACTACATCCCGTTCGTAGACGCGACCGATGGTGAGTTGAAGCGTGGGCTTCCTCCGACCACTGGCGGTGGCACCGTTGCTGTAGCTATCGAAGAGACCGGCGACCCTACGACGTTGCTGATCGGCGCGATCCCTGACGGAACGTATCTGCGCCGAGTTGGTAGCGATGTTGTCGGCGACACGCCTTCAGGTGGCAGCGGGTCAGCGGGCATCGTCGAGGTGGACTTCGGTGCGTTCCCCGGTGCAAGCGATGCCAGCGCGACGGTGACTGGTCAGACCGGCATCACGACCGGCAGCGTGCTGCAAGCGTGGATCTACGCGCTGGCAACGCCGGAGCACAGTGCCGACGAGCACCGCATCGAGACCATCTCTGCGAACGCGGGCGACATCGTGGCGGCGACGGGCTTCACCGTGTGGGTGCAGAACACCAGCCAACTCAACGAGCCGCGGGAACCGAGCCAGAGCGGCGGGCGCATCACCAGCAAGGCAGCGGCAAGTGCGTTCGGCAACAGCGCGCCAGATCGCGGCGGACAAGGGACACGACTCTACGGGCGCTACTCGGTGGCGTGGCGTTGGAGCTAGGCAACAGGAACCAACATGGCGATTCAAGTTCAAGGCAACGGCGGCACGGTTCAAGAGGTAGACGGCACTACGTTCCGCGCGGCGCGCGTGACCGTGCGCCCGATGGATTACGGGGCTCTCGGCTCTTACCGCACGAGTGGCATCAGCGGCACGATGACGGCAGGGCTTGCCGCCAACTCGGAGATCTTCCAGTTCCGATGGACCGACGCCACTCGCCTCGCCGTTGTCACAAGCGTGACGCTCGACGGCGTGTCGGGAAGCGCGACCGCGTTCGCTGCGGGTTTCGGGCGTATCCACATGATTATTGCTCGCGGCTGGTCGGCTGATGTCGCCGCAGGTACGTCGATCGTGCCCATCAGCAACGACAGCAAGATGCGGACGAGCATGGCGACCACGTTGGTCAACGCGCTGCGAATCAGCAGCACGGGCGCTTTGAACGCTGGCACCAAGGTGCTTGACGCGCAGTCGATCGGTCAGGTGTCGCTGTCGTTCGGCACTGTGGTGTCGGTGCAGTATCAAGACCCAGTCGACCTGTGGCACGTAGACCCCGGCGTCGAGCACCCGATCGTGCTCGCGCAGAACGAGGGGTTCGTGGTGCGTGCTGTCGTGCCGGCCACCGGCACTTGGCAGTTCGGAATCACTTGCACCTGGACCGAGGTCGCCGCCTACTAACATGCGCCACATTCTCGCCTTCATCCTCTTGGTGTCCGCCGCATTCTCGCAGAAGGCACCGATCATCTTCCAGAACCTCGGGACAGCGCGGCAAACGGCATGGGTGTTCGTCGGTATCCCGACATCTCACATGCTCCCTCGCAAGGCTGGCTACCTGACGGACAGCGAGACGATCAAGGCACCATACGTTCGCGAGGATCGCGGCATCCGAGTGATGGTGTCGCTCGCTGCTGGGCAGACTGTTTCCCTGACCGCCAACGATTCCGACGGCACACCCGAGCCGTTTGCGTTTCACCCTGCCATCAGCAGCAACCTCCTCGCCATCGCACCGTCGTTCTTCCTTGGCGACGAAG